TAGAGTGCATGAAAAAGTTTTTCTTATCGTTTTCCTCCAGTTCTTTTTTAAATAATTATATGAAAGTCAGTTATATAAGTTTGTTTTTGTTGTCACTTGCTTTTTAAATGGCTTTTGGAGTGCTGTAAAATTCATTTTCCACTGTCAAAATGTCCTTTAAAAACATTGAATTGATGATTTACTTTGATAAAAAATTACAAACTATGTATGATGCAAAATTTTTAGAGAAAATGAAGTTGTTCGGATTGCTGAAATACGAACTAAAACGGATACTTCTTTTGCTTGATGCCGGAATTGATGAGCAACAATTTATTGCTGATTTTGAAAATGAAAGTAGTATTGTCAAAACTGAATACAATAAAGGACGTGCAACGGCTGATTTTGCTATTGATAGTAAATTATTTTCAGCAGCATCGGGCGATGCGAATATTGATGCCATTGAGGAGATAGAGAAATTGCGCACCGACGAAATGTATAACCGAAAACTTAAAGAAATATTCGATGTATAGTAAATTTGAAGACTTAACGCCCGAAACGATTGATCGTGTTCTGAAAAAACGCGATACGTTGAATGTTTCTCCGGATGTAGTGATGTACATTTTGCAACTAGATGATGCATCGAAATTATTTAAGGGAAATGTGACTCAAGCTGCAAAAAAGCTTCAGGAAAAATACGGATCGCTGACAGTTCGAACGGCAAAGGAGCGGGTTTACGATGCCATTAAATATTTGCATGCCGGTGAAAATGCATTGCCATCGAAATATTGGTACAGTTACTATGCTGATAAATATGAAAGTATAGCAGCTTTATTCGCCATCAAGCCGGCACTTGCAAAACATTCACTTTCGGCACTAAAAGAGGCTGAGCGATGCCGTATAAAAGCATCTGAAAATGAAGTTCCATATGAACTTTTGAAAACAAAGGTACAGCTTGTTTCGCCTGATGTTGATATTGAAAGGTTAGCAATTAACGGACAAAATATTAGTCAATCATGGAAACAAGGTTTGCAGTTGATTAATGATTTGGATATTTCGGAAACGGATAAAGCGAGATTGATTCAGGAATTTGAAAACGAATTAGGCATTCAAGATGGCGAATTACAAGATTGATGAAGGTGTATTTGATAAAAACTACATGACAGTTGTGCAATCGCAAGCCAAACTTGCAGACACAACTAACATGTGGATAGAAGCCGGACGCGGTACCGGCAAAACTACACACATACTTGCATCTCGCATTGACCGTGTGCAGTCAGATCTTCCGGGAGCTATGTTGGTTTTAGTGGCAGCCACATACAAATCAATTTTCGAGAATATTCTTCCGGCTTTGATGGAGCATTACCGGGAGAACTATGTGGAAGATATGTATTATTGCATTGGTAAAAAACCACCAAAGCACTTCAAACAATGCGATACATACATAAAGAACTGGTTGCATACCATAAGCTTCTCGAATGGTTGTGTAATTGTATTTGCCAGCGTTGACCGTCCGGAAAGTATGTTGGGAAAAAATACCCCTCATATTTTTGTGGACGAAATGCTGCGAATTCCAGAGGATAAATTCACGGAGCGTATTCTTCCTGCTTTGCGTGCCAATCGTTCGCTGTATGGGCACAGTGTTTATTTTGGAGGTATTACCGGCACGAGTTCAACGCCAAATTTTGAAACGGATTACGATTGGTTTATACACAATCAGAAATTAATGAATCCGGTACTGATCAACTGTATTCAAAATATGGCTTATGAAATTGATAAACGACTGTATTACAAGGAGCGTTTTAAGAAAGAACTTCAGCAAGCAATTGATCCTGATTTGATAAAGAAACTATCGGATAAATGTCAGCAAATTGAAGCATACATTGACAGGTGGACACCTCGTTTGCAAATGCTTAGGCGTAACCAGACGTTTTATTTGCGGGTTTCAAGTTTCTCGAATATCAAAATATTGGGACTTGACTACATAAGAACTCAGCTAAAATCAACAAAAGATCCGGCAAAGTTCAACGCTTCCATTCTTTCGATCAGATCCAGAAAGCCGAAAGAACTTTTTGCCGGGAAATTTGGGAAACAACATTTGTATCAGGATTCGTATAAGTACGATCACATAGATAAGCTTTCGGCAGGCAGTTACAATGATGCTGAGATAAACAAAGCAAAACACCTTAAGCATTACAGTCCGAATTTGCCACTGTACGCGGGGTTTGATCCTGGTCCGTTTATGAGCATTGTTTTTGCTCAACGGTTTGACAGGACCACAAGTTCAAAAACCCGAAAATTCAGGGTGCTAAAAGATATGCATGTAATTCACCCTGATCAGCAGGAAGAGCTGGCATTTATGATCAACGATTACTTTAAAGATCACCGACGTAAAGAAATATTTCTGCATTACGACCGTGCAGCCAATCAGCAGGATCCGCATTACCGAAAGTTTTATCCCAATGCTGGTATAACAGATTTGAATGATACCGATGCCATATTGCTAAAAAAAGGATTGGAGAAATATGGTTGGACAGTGCGACTTATGAGTTTGAACCAGGGAATCATTTATTACGGCCAGCACTACGCTTTATTGAATATACTGTTTGGTAAAACGGATGGACGAAGAGACGAAGTACTGATTGACGAAAACGAAGCACCTTGTTTGGTTAGCTCTATTCAATCATCTCCACTCAAGCGACACGAAGGTAGGATAATGCTTGATAAAAGCTCTGAACGCGAATTAAACTACGAAGATCAGGCTATGTGGAGCACACAGATATTTACGGCATTGCTTTATTTGCTTTGGGGAGAATATAAACAGCTATTGCCACAATCAGGCAAAGGAGAAATTCCGATTATATAAAAAAGAACCATTACAATAATTTGTAATGGTTTTTTTGTCCTTTCCCTACCTATTGATTTGAAATAAATTTGCTTCATGGAAACACCCGGAGAAATATCAGGAACGGAAGCTATCAGGCGTATGCGAATGCTAAAGAATGTGCCCGGTGCAAGTTTCGGAATGATGTTTATTCCGTGTCAGTATAAAAAACGGATTTGTACAGGCGAAATAAGGAAAGTAGAACATGCCAGGTTGCGCGCTTCGTTGCCAAAAGAAGCATTTGAAATTGACAGTGATTTGTACTTACCTTATATGGATTTGGATGCCGACGATGCGCGTATGTGCTTTAAAAAACTGATTCGTTGGGTGTGTTTCCCGCCAACAAACGAATGGCTTCAGGTAAAATGGTTCGAATAAAATTTAATCAATAATGGAAAAAACAAGTATTTCAGAAAAGGATGTAAAAGTTGAAATAAACGGTAATCGTGGTTTTGCAGCTTCAAAAGCAAATGTTGTTACATTTGAAATTCAGGGAATAGCTGAACGGGAAGATATCACCCGCAGTGAATATCGTTCGTTATACTCTCGCTATACTACCGAACGCATGACAGTAAGGCTCGATGATCTTGAAGTTCCATATTGGGGCGAAGGTCATAACCTTTACCCACAAGAAGTTTATTCGATTACTTCTGATAATAAGTTGCTTCCTGAATTGATTGAAAAACAAGTGGATTTTTTGTTCGGGAAAGGTCCGCGATTTTATCAGGAACAGGTAGTGGGCGAAGGTGACAAAAAACGCAGAGTGCGCATTCCGTGGGTTGATGGTAAAGCGCAAAACTGGTTGGACAGCTGGGAGGAAAAAGGATATCCACATTATTGGGAATACCTGAAAAACATTATCACTGATTATTATCTTGTGAAAACTTGTGTATCGAAATACAACTTCAACAAAGGGCGAAGAATTGATATGCCTGTAGCAATTGATGCATTGACCTATGTTGGTGCTGATGAGGCGCGTTTGGCAGCTCGTGGTAATTTTATCAATCGCAGAATAAAAAACGAAGATTGTAAATTCGTTGTTGTTGGCGACTGGTTGAATATCTCAAGTCACCAATACGATGTTTATCCGCGCTTTGATGCTGCAGCTCCAACAAAATATCCGGTGTCAGTTGCTTTTGTAAGCGATAAAACTTTTTCGAAATGGGTGTATGCTTACAACGAATGGTTCAAAGGATTGTATGAATGGATAAAAGCTTCGAACCTTTCTCCACGTTATTTAAATTCATACCTTAAAAATGCACTCAATTCACATGTGCATGTTGTGATTCCTGCACTTTGGTACCAGGCGCAAAAAAGTATTTTGGAAAATATATGTATGAACAATTTGGCTGGAGATACTGATATTCCTGTTCAAACAGAATACCGTGGAGTGAAGTTGATTGATGATTCAGGAAAGCCTTTCCGCTTCTTTGATACAATGATGGAGGACTTAGTAGCCAACGAATTGCGCAGGATTACAAGTATGATGAGCGGTGAGGGAAAAAATCAGGGCAAAGCCTATGCTACTATCAAATACGGCGAAGAAGGCTGGGAATTTAAAGATATGCCCGGTAAATTCAAAGAATACATGGAGGCTGTAATCACTTTTGACAAACGTGCTGATCAGGTAATATTGGCCGGAAAAGGAATTTCGAGTTCAATCACCAATGTTGAGAACGATGGAGTTATAAGCAAATCGGGTTCGGATGTGTATTACAACTATTTGCTCTATGTGATGAGCCTCACGCTCGACGAATATTTCATTATGAAAGAAATCAACCGGGCGTTGTGGATTAATTTTCCATACCTCAAAACTCAGGGTGTGAAGCTCGGACTTTGGATTGAGATTCCAGAAAAGCTTCAGGAAACAACTCCGGCAGATCGTCCCGGAAATACTGCCACATCAGATCCGGTTAAACCACAAACTCAAAATTAAAATTATGGCACTCAAAATTCCATTTACCCGGGCTGCATTTGCTACTGATATGAAATCGAAGATATCAGGTACCAATGTCACACTTGCATTTGACAATATCGAAAGTACGCTTATTAAAGTGGGTGTTGAAGCTGCTGAGTTAATTGGTCAAACGCTTTACGATAAAGTGTGTGATGGTACAGCAGCCAATACTCCGGCAATTCCTGCTGAAGGTGAAACTCCGGAAGTTCCTGCCAATGCTGAAACAGCTCTTAATGCTCAGGCAAAAGACTATTTGCAACGTGCAATCCTGCATTTTGCCATGTATCATCACACCATTTTTTTTGTAGCCAATATCGGCAACGATGGAATTACTCAGAAAAAGAGTGAAAACGAAGCACCGCTATATAAATATCAGCAGGAAAAGCTGGAGAATAAACTGATAACTGATGCATGGTTTTGGATGAATCAACTTATAGGTTTATTTAATGCCAATACCAATAAGTTTGCCGATTGGAAAGATTCACCTGCACAAAAAGAACTTTCTGAAATTCCGCTTACAGCAAAGGATTTCAAAAAATGGATTGGCACAGGCGACGAATACTTTATGCTGAATGCTGCCGGTATTGTTCGCGAAGTGTGGAACGACTGTATACTTTCGCGCTATAAAACACCTGAAAAAACGGATGATATTGCCCGGGCGGTATGTTATGAGGTAATTGCAAGATCGTGCGTGAGGCTGGCTTATTATTGCCTTCCTGAACCGATACGAATGGACATAAACAACGAGTTGGGAAAAGATCATGCCAGCCAAAGCGATACATACATTCGTGAAAAAGTATCTGAGCAATACCGAACCAAAGCAACGGCTTACTTTAGTGCATTGGATATTCAGATCCAGCGAAAAGCACAAACAGAAGTACAGGAGTTTGCATCTAAACAAATTTATGTACCTCGTGGAGTGAGTGAATCAGATTCTTTCGGATTTTAAAACAAACCATATGTTAACCATACAATTACCAAAACGAAAATTAGAACTCCCGGAGAGCTGGGAAGAATTACGTCCAGATCATGTACCTGTTGTTTTTCGATATCTGATGCAACTGTTTTCAAATGAAATTACTCCTTTAGAATGTCAGTTCAAATTGATGGTTTTGTTTACAGGTTACAGGCCAACCAGGAGATTAAGTTTATTGAGTTTGATTCGCAAAATTATTTCAAAGAATGAGAAATATATTGATTTTGTGAATGATGAAAATGAAACAATTGAAATTATTGAGTTCAATTTGATTCAGTTATCCGAAAAAATAAACTTTGCATTCACTGTTGAAGCCAATAAAATAGTACCCAATTACGAATTTAAACGTAATCCTTTCGGGGTGGATGCTCCGGTTTACTTCAATAGGGATGTTACTGTTGAAACCAATATAACTGCAAAACAGTACACCGATTGTCTGGATCTTCTTTCAGCATTTCACGCATCAACCGATGCACACGTGCATGAGGTTTGTTTGTTGAAAATTATGTCAACACTATATCAGATTGAAGACAGCGAAGCCCGAAAATATCCGATAGAAGTTTTGTTTGGCGTTATGTTTTGGTTCACTGGAATAGTGAAGTTTTTTAGAGAGCATTCGGTATATGGCATTTTGTACGACCGAAAATCAAATGCGGATGAAGATATTACAAAGATCAACCTGGGCATGGGTGAAGTACTTCTTTATCTGGAGAAAGAAGGATATTCGTTTATGGATCAGAAAAACATCATTGATTTTTATAATGCACAAATCAAAGCATTGAAAGACTCTGTAAATTCGGCTTTATCCATGGAAGTAAAAATTGAAGATATAGCCAAACGCACCGGATTAAGTATTAACACCATAAATCGTTTATCCAATGAATAATCAGGATTATATTATCAATCTGCTTAAATACTTTTCGAAGTTTGTTCCAAAAACAGTTTTGCAGGATATTTTTCAGCAGCCGGAACAAAGCCGGAATGCCGGATATAATGAACTTGTAGCTGAAATAATGTCACATGATGACTTGTCAGTATTCGACAATGTAGGTACATTTATCGTTTCTGCCAATCGTAAATTTGTGATTGATAGCGTAAAAAATTCAACAGGGATTGTGCTGTTTGTCGAGTATGGCGAATTTTCATTTAATCCTTCTTCAGAGTTAGGAGTGACTGAGAAAATAGGTATAACAGTAGCTCATGAGTACACCATGACCAACAACGACAATCTCAACGAAGCGCTGTTGATGAACGAATGTAACAATATTCTCAACCACATATTGCTAACCATGGAAGCGGACCAGGAGGAACTTGAAGCCTGTGGATTGAGTAGATTAATCCGTTTCCCGGCCAATATTTTTCCGGTAGATCCAGAAAGTTTTTCGGACAGAACCGGATGGACAGCATTATTCAGTAACGAAAGCTCAGTATTATGACATTAGCAGAAAAACAACAGGAGTTTATTGAATTATTCAATGAGCTGGGCGAATGGCCTAACCGCTTCACTTATCTGATTGCCATTGGTGACGAACTTCAACCTATGCCGGCACATTTGGTAATACCCGAAAACAAAATAGCAGGTTGCATGAGTAATACCTATTTTTGTTGCACTTACATTGATAATGTGGCTCACATTTACGGACAAAGCAATGCAACTATACCCAGCGGGATAATTGCAGTAATGCACGATATTTTCAACGGATGCACGCGGGACGAAATAAGAGCTGAAATTATTAATTTCCATACCGAAACAAAACTGATTGAGAACCTTACACCGGCACGTGCCGGAGCTGTAGAACAAATGATAACGAAATTACTTGCATGACATAAGTATTTTATTGGTTAACAGAAGAGATGCCCGGGCTGTGAAGTTCGGGTATTTCGTTTTTTTTATATCTTTGTGAATTATTAATCAATTAAAATTATACGTTATGAAAAAAGTTCTTATTTTTATTGGCATTATTTTGTTTATAATTTTGGCAAACAATTTAATAAATTGGTATAATTCAAGTATAGATGCAGAATACGGTATCACTGAAAAACCAAAAAAAGAAGTCAAATTAAATTCAAAACTTAAATTTGATGGATTAGAATTTACAATTACGAATCTTGATAATTTTGATTATGAGAATGTAGTATTAATTTTAAATGATGATTATGAATATAATGCTGATCTAATAGCATCTGGAAAAACATATAGCGTTGGAATACTTCAATTTTCAAATGATGATGATGATCGATTTACGTTTAACAAAAAACCTAAAGAGTTAAAGATGACTTGTAAGGTATATGGAGAATTTGCTATTTCAGCTTGGAAATTAGAAAAATAATTATGCAAAGTATAAAAGATAGGATTAAAACTAATTTAGCAGTGGGAGCTATTATATTGGCTATATCTGCTATAGTTTATATTATAATGAATTTCAATGAAATTTTTTGTAAAATAAAGTTGTTTTTATTTGGTCAATTATAGAAATATATCTATATTTGTAAAGCGAAATCAAACAAAACCATAGCAGTTGAAAGGACTGCCCATTTTAAAGGGCTTTTTTTATGCCCAAACCGATCATATTGAAATGACGGCTGTATAATTTCCCATTACTTTTTTGAGCACTGCTCTGGATTGTTTGGTTTCGCGACCGGGAAATGTACAGCCGTTTTTCTGTACATATAATTAGCGAAATCAAACAATCCAAAATGAAAAAACCCATTCCAATCGGACAATCTCCGGTTATCAGCTTACCAGAAGTTGATTTACAACAGACTTACAACAATGTAACGCCTGTATCGCACATTCACGGAACGTTTATACGTTTAATCGAAGAAATGGCTGCCGGAAGCGAAACCATGCAGCTATCATGTCACCAAAGCAGCAATGAATTTATGTACACCATTTGTCACGAAAATGTGATTGCTACTTTTCATGTTCAGGATTTAAACATGTCTATAACAAAGGAAGGAGGTCAGTCATGAATAATATAACTGTAGAAGGCATTGAAATTACGCCAGTACTTATAAGTGTTTTAAAAGATATGGCACCTGCAGGAAAAACAGACATATCGAGACCTGCAATGCATGTTGAAATAATTAGTGAAATTCAGGATTTAATTTGCAGGCATTTATCCGAGTTTCCTGAACACGAACAACAATCAATATTTAAATTGCTTGAATCAATAGTTTTAGCTAAAGATGATTTAAAGCAAATATGCAAAATATGGGAGGGAAATTAATATGAAACAATTTGAAATAGAATCGTTTGCTAAAATAGTTCAGATAAAAAAAGAACTAAATTTGTTGAAAACCAAATCGGTAAAATCAGGTGAAGATCTTGAACGTTACATTGAATTGAAAGAACTGTTATCAATGGAGCGATTAAAATTTCATGCAAGCAAAGAACTTATTGATAAAATTAGCCCTCTGATACTTGAGCAGTCAATTCTTGAAATTAAACACAATAAATCAGGCGAAGACTTTGAAAGATATATTGAATTGGAAAATGAAATATCAACTCAAAAGAGTATTTTTGGTTTAATAAAATTAGATATAAATAATTAATATAATAGACTTATTGAAGCATGTTTAAAAAACGCTAAAAAGCGTTTTTTCTGACATCAAATCAGAAGATGAAGATTAATTTTTATTTTAAAAAGTGATAATTCTCACTTTTTAAAAAGCCCGGACATTAATTTGTTCGGGCTTTTTTTGTCCTTTTTGAGGGTATATGTAAAATATATCTTTGAACTTGAAATAGTATAAAATTATGATATCAGATACAATTATCAAAGATAAATTCATCAACGATCAACTTATAGCCGGAGCCAATAAAATATTTGACTTACAATCAGATGTTGTAGAGCAGGTTTTAAGTAGTAAAACAGGTCAGTTATTGGCTAATTTATCAAGTCGTAAGTTTGGTATTGATGGTTCAGGTCAGCATTTTATGTTATCGGTATCTATCCTGAATTATCTTCGTTTCAACGAGATACGTAAAGATATGCCATTGCGCGGAAAACTTCACCTGTACAACCGCATAGTATGGGGAGTACTTTATGGCGAAACATTACCAGCAATTAAATTTGGATTGACGGATGAAATAAGGGAAATTGTTCGTCAGCAAATAAAAGAATCGGGAGTTCAGTTACAACTAAAATTTGAATAAAATGGCAAAACTTAAAGATGACGAAATTAAGTGGATATTATCACTTGATGCTACTCAAACACAACAGGAAATTCATAAAGTAACACAGGCAAATAAAGAACTGGCTAAAACAAACAAGGATTTAGCTAAAGATATGCGTGCGCTTGAAGCTCAGGGTAAAAAAAATAGTGATGAGTGGAATAATCTCAAAGCTTCGTATGATGAAAATGCAAAAGCAATTTCTCTTAATACTCAAAAAGTAAAAGAGCATGAAAAAACGCTTGGTTATGACAAAATGACCATGTCTCAACTTAAAAAAACAGCAAGCGAATTACAGAAACAGCTGGATCATACATCAAAATCACTTCATCCTGAAGCTTATGCAAAATTAGAAAAAGAAATTCAGGATGTAGCAAAAGCAAAAACAATGCTTAAAGGCAAAAGTGCGGAGTTAAGTTCAGTATTGAGTTTGATTCCAGGTTCTGCAGGTTCTGCTTTAAGTTCAATTCAGATGCTTGGAACCGGATTAAAGGCATTGCTGTTAAATCCTGTTTTTTTGACAATAACAGCAATTGTCGGGTTAATTGCCGGATTATTTTCATTGACTAAGAATTCAATGGAATTTTCGAAAGCATTATCAAATTTATCAGCTATAACAGGAGCTACCGGCAAAGATTTAGATTTTTTGAAGGAAAAAGCTAAAATGTTGGGAAAAGAATATGGAAAGTCGGCTGTTGAAATAGTTGAAGCAATGAAATTGGTAGGTAGCGCTAAGCCTGAATTGCTATCAAATGTAGAAGCATTGTCGGATGTAACAGCATCTGTTCTTACACTTAGCAAGGCTACTGGTTTAGATTTAAGCGAGTCTACAAAAAGTGTAACAACAATCATGAATCAGTTTGGATTGTCCGCTCTTGAATCAGACAGAACCATTAATGTGCTGGCTGCCGGAAGTAAATACGGAGCTGTTGAAGTTGATTATTTAGGAGAGTCAATATCAAAAGTAGGTACTGTTGCCAAATCAGCAGGATTGACACTTGAGCAAACTACTGCTGTTATGGAACTTTTTGGAGAAAAAGGAGTTCGTGCAGAAACAGCTGGTAATGGGTTTAAAAAGGTACTTGTTGAACTGCAAAGTGATACAAAAAATTACACCAATGGTGTATTTGATTTAAATAAAGCGATTGATAATAATCAGAAAATAGGTAATGATAATATTGCCTTGCAGAAAAAATTTGGTACTGAATTTTTCGGTTTAGCTCAAATATTAATTCAAAACAGAGATAGATTTAATGAGTTGACAACACAAGTGACTGGAACTACTGTTGCTGAAGAACAGATGGCAATTGCTACCGACAATTTATCAGGAGATGTAGATAAAATGAGTGCAAGTTGGGATGCATTTATGCTATCGCTCGAAGATGGTAAAGGACCTATTGCTACAACATTCAGGACATTGGTACAATGGGCTACAGATGCAGTGGATGCATTGGGTATGCTCACGAAAAGCAGTTCACAAAAAGAAGCTGATTTAATAGCTGATAATGCCAATTTGCGAATAAAATCGCTCAAAGAAGAAATGTCAGGCGTAAAAAACAAAGTTCAGGTAATAGATTCAGCAATTACTGCTGAGCAACGAATTTACCAACGAAATAATGAAAAGATAAAAAAATTAAAAAAAGAACTGGAGGAAAACGATAAGAAAAACTTTTTCATGCACTCTACAAATTTGGAGGCTGCCAACAAACGCGAAATAGAAAGTTTGCAAAAAAGCGTCAATCGTTCTATAGCTTTTGTAAATGCAGCAGCTGGTTTACGCGCATCTATTGCCAGTGAAAATAAAAAGATAAACGATGAAGATTTAAATAATGACAAAGAATTATCAAAAGAGCAAAAGAAACTTCTTGATGATGAACTGGAAGCAAGAAAAAGAATTTTAGAGGACAACTCAAAATTGCTTAAAATAGAAGAGCAAAACCACAATGGTCGCCTTAAAACAGCAAATATATTTGGTAAAGAGCAAATTAAGCTCACTAAAGAAGAATTAGCCGAAAAATTGAGATTAGAAGAATTGTACATCAAAAATGTACAGGAAATACTTACTAAATCGGAAAACGAACGTTACGAACGATCAAAGAAACAAGCTGGTATTTCGTCTGATAAATCTCCAGAACAAAGTGGTTTAACCGGAGATAAACTGAAAGCCTATGAAATTTTATATGCAGAACACAAAGCCAATTTATCGGAAATAGAAATACAAAGTGGATTGAAGCAAATTGATATTAAAAAGCAAATTGATTCAACCATTCTCAAACAAATTCAGGAATCCGGAGCTGCTAATCAGAAAGTGATTGATACAGTCGAAAAATCCAAAATTTCAAAACTGAAATCCGATTTATTGTATGGATTAGCTACACAAGAAGAGTATGAAGCTGAACTTAAACAAATTGAAAGTGATTCGCTGGCCGAACGCCTGACAGCTCAGGAAAAATACATTGCAATGCTCAAGAACATTGCAAATCCTACTGAGGAGCAAAAAAAAGAACTCGAAAATGCCGAATCAGTTTTAACTGGCATTCAAACCCAGATTTACGATAAAAAATTAGCTGAAGAAAAATCATTTCAGGATAAACGAAAAGCAGTTATTCAAAAATATGGTTTAGAAACTTTATCTGAAACTCATGCTTTAGCAATGGCTGAGCTTGAGAAAGAGCATAAAGAAGATATACTTAATGAAGAAAAATATGAACAGGCAAAGCTTAAACTGAAAATTAAAGCAGCTCAGGACTATGCAAGTCAGGTTCAGGGAATTGTTTCAGCTGGATCTCAGTTAGTTCAATCACTGCAAAGTGCTGAAACATCTAATGTTCAGGCAGATTACGCTAAACGCTTATCGAACCTGAATCAAAGTGATGCCGATTATGCAGCCAAAAAAGAGCAGTTACAATATGAACAGGCTGTTGCTGAACTTGACGTACAAAAGAAATATGCCAATGCTCAGTTTGGAATTCAAGCAGCTCAAATTGGAGTTGCAACTGCAACTGGTGTGATGAATGCCTGGGCATCAAGTATGGTTCTTGGTCCTGTTGCCGGACCTATTGCAGCCGGAGTTATGACAGCATTATTAGTTGCTACTGGTGTTGCTCAAATAGCAGCTGCCAACTCAGAGCGTCAAAAATTACTTGCATCAACAATTGAATCTCCATCTTCGGGAGGTGGGTCAGCAGCTGTCAGTGGAGCAGTTGTTTCTAAATCTGGTTATGCCGATGGTGGTTACACAGGCGATGGAGGTAAGTATGATGTGGCCGGATATTTGCCAAATGGTCAGCCATTCCACCGGGGTGAATATTTTGTTGCTCAGGAAGAAATGCGTAATCCGATACTGATTCCGTTGATTCGTAAAATTGACAATGAACGATCAAGGCGAACCGGAAGCACGTCATTGCCCGGAAGTTTTGGATCGGGGTATGCAGATGGTGGTTATAGCGGTTCAGGTTCTGCAAGTGCTGAATCCATTTTAATGGCTCGCACGGTTGAAGAATTCAGGGCTGCCGTAAACTATTTTGCAGGCATAAAATTTAAAGCAGAAATCAACTACTGGGAGTGGGTTGATGCACAAAAAACAATTGAAGAATCTCAAAATTTAGCCAAAAGAGCCTCATGATAAGAATAATAGATTTTGAAACCGGTAAAGATTATGATTTGAAATCAGGCACAAAAATAAGCGTTGATAAAACAAATCCGTTTTTGAGTGATAAAGGCAGCTTGTCACTTCCTCTTGAATTAGCACCAACTGATAAAAATTTTGAGCTTTTAGATTTTCCTTACAGATTAGATCGGAAAAATAAAATGCAAACAAAACGAAGCATAATCATTGATGCAGGTATTTTTCAGACCAAAGCAACTATGGTAATTACCAATGTAACAAGAAAAACCATAATAGTAACATGCTTATTTGAAGAATCTGTGTTTTACAATTTAATGAAAGATATTAAGTTGGAAACAGTTTTCGAGAATATTGTCCGCGATGATTTTTCAAATTTATCAACATTAGAATTGCGAATAGCAGCATGGGTTGATCATTGCGAAAAAGTAATGATTGGTCAAGTGTCAGATGTGTTTCATGTCTTCCCGGTATGTTATGAAATTAATGGGAATGGATATGATAATAATTCTATGAATGGAATTTTAAATATGATTAATCAATCTCATACTGCTGTGTATGATTCTAAAAAATATTGTAAATTGGCTGCTAATTATGCACGAATATTTAGCATAGATGGAGCAAATATCAATATACCTGTAGGTTATGAAGTTTCACCATTTTTGAAAATGAGTTACGTTTTATCTCAAATATTCAGCAATTACGGATATACATTGAATGAAGATTACCTGACAAAATATCCTGATTTACAAAAAGAGGTTGTTTTGAACAACACAATAGATTCATTGATGCTGGGTAACCTTCAGTACAAGCAATTAGTACCATCTTGTACTATTAATGAATATCTTGATTCGATCAGATATAAATATGGATGTGAGTTTTTCCCATCAGAAAATAATAAAATGGTTTCAATTGTTTTTTGGAATGACTTACTTGAAAGTGTTGATTCAAATTACTCAAATCAAAAATCTGATGATGTTGAAATAACATATGAGAATTTCAAAAAAATAAAATTGATATGTGATATTTCAAATAAACCCAAAGAACTATTTAATACTTCCGGATCTGATGAAGTTTCGGCACCTATTGTTTTTGAAAGTTTGCAGCAAATGATTATTCATTTTGTGGATAAACGATATCTCAATTATGCATTTATAACTGAAAATAATTATGACATTTACAAATGGAATGTTGAATTTATCAAAAACTTTGAGTCGTTAAGTCGTGTCCAGGATGAATGCGAGCAAAATAATGAGGAGTATTTAGGATCAATATGTTTTGTTCAATCAGAATTGAAATGGTATTACAGATACGATCCGCACGTTCAACCTGGTTATGCATATATATTGATAGATGAAAATGTATATAATTTCTTTGATGAAAAAACAGATTCAGAAGATTATCGTGAAATTAAGAGTACCCATGTGGCAGTTCCAATGGCATATATTAATTTACATACAACTTTTGATAGTTTAAGTCTTATCAGTAATTATACTAATTTGCTTTTACCATATATCAATGGCAGTCGAAAATTGAATACATATACTATAATCAATGGTTCTGTTCAATCTTCTACAGATAATGAGTGTAAAATAATGTCATGCTTTCATGTAGGTACAGCCAAAACACTTCAAGGTCCATTTTATGACACTTATACAATATCTTATGGATCAACTTATAGATATGATGATTTAGGAGATCCATGGGGATTAATTAATATGTCGTATGGTGGTGAAAATGGTTTATATGAAACATTTTGGAAGAAATTTGATTCAATTTTACGAAATTCATTTCAACCAATTAAAATTCCGTTGAACTTAACTTCATCTCAAATATTTAATTTGGCGATGCAAAAACAGATTTATTTTGAAAATCAAAATATTATTCCCGAATCACTCAAATACGAAATTACTGATCAGGGAATAAATGTGATTGAAGCAAAATTTCGAACTACAAAATTGTATGTATAAAAAAACAGGCTAACCGTTATTGGTTAGCCTGTTTTTTTGTCCTTTAAATTTATGCCGGATATCAATATTTTTGCTTAAACAATTTACGATAAAGTATGGCACCAAACGAAATTGAGAAAAGAACAAAGGAAATACTGGGAGATTCAAAGTCTTCAGTGGCTAAAGCAATAGTATTAATGTCCATGAGCATGGATGTGATGACATCTGCAATTCTTGACAATCAGCAAAAGGTTAACGACAGAATAACAGCATTGGAGACTAAAACAGACAAACGTTTTGAACGCCTTAAATTCTGGGGGTTTTTATCGGATTACGGGTGGGTTTCAACATTATTATTGATAGCTATTATTATAGTTATTATTTGGTCTGTAAATTCAGGCGATCCTACTACCGCGATTAAATTAATCAAATAAAAAATATCGATATGAAAACAATTTTATTGAAGTTATTACAATCAATTCTTAATGCAATTAAATGGATATGGAAAAATTATCCTGAAGTTTTTTCAATTCCGAGTGCATTTGTATTATGGGCTTTTTCCAGTACGGTTATTTGGTTTTTTGATCCAGAAGCCGGATCTTTTGATGCAGGCATTTTTCAGGTACCCGTTTTTTCAATTGTGCTCTTGTTTATATTCCTTTCAATTTCATGGTTGGCAATGAAAATATTATTTGGAACGGCCAGCAAATTTTTAAGAAAAGAATTAAAAACAGCATTTAATAATATTACATCATGGCAAAAAATTATTTACGCTACATCTATATTTTTCTTGTTACTGTATGCTTTAGTACAACTTTCGCATACGCTACTATTGACTCGACCAGGCAGCGTGTAGTTAGTATTTTTTCGTCAGAAATAGGAGTTCGCGAAAAAACTGGACACAATGATGGTAAAAGAGTAGAAGAGTATTTGGAATCATGCGGATTGAAAAAAGGAGATCCATATTGCGCTGCATTTATAACGTGGACATTTTTACAAGCAAATGTAAAAACAATAAAATCGGGGTATTCACCCAGTTGGTTTCCTGCAAACAAAACGATTTATTCACGAGGGAAACCTGCAAATAAAACGCCTCTTCCGGCGGATGTAATTGGGATATGGATTAAAGATAAAGGAAGAATTGGACATGTTGGTTTTGTTCGCGAATGGCCTCCAAATAGTTCATTTTGTATTACTGTAGAAGCTAATACATCAATGTCAACTTCGGGAGGTAAATCTGATTACGATGGTCAGGGAGTTGAGAAAAAAAGAAGATTAAAAAGTCAAATTTATAAAGTAAGTCGTTGGTTATGAAAGCTAAAAAATTAAATATCATTCAGAAAATTGTCAGATTATTAAAATATTCAGAGATAATGCATGCCCGTTTTATTTCGGATCCTAAAAATGCAGATTTTTTGTTGCGCGAAATTCAGGACTTATATAAAATTGGTTTTGTATGTGCATTATTATTCGTTGTGTCGTGCACCGGAATTAAAACTACTGTAAAATCGAAAGAGAATTTGAATCAGAAAGTTACAACTGAAGTTTCAAAAGATGTACAAGCGAAACAAGATGTACAGGTTGATTCAAATCAAAGTTCGAAGAAAGATTCTGCATCGGCAATTTCTATTGAACAAATTGAACGCAGAACAGGTGAATGGGAATTTGCTCGTACAACATACGAGACATCATTACCAATTGATGCATCTACCGGAACTCCTCCAGTCAAAGAGAAAATTACGTATAAAAGTAAACAGAAGTCAGAACAGGACTATAAATCCTCAACTGATGTGACATTCACGCTTGATGAAGTTAGCAACATAAAAGCTCGTATTAAATCTGAATATGATGCTAAAATTGATAGTCTTCAGAAAGAAAACACACAACAAAATAAAAATATTGCATCGAAAGAAACACCTGTAAATAAATCATGGTGGATATGGTTTATTGCAGGTGTTTTGACACCAATCATCATCCGGGTATTAATTAAAATATATCTCAAAAAATGACTGAAATAAAAGCTCCTTCATTATATGCTTTTGTAGGGAATCCTGTTTTTTTTGAATTAGAAACAGATTCGCCCGATATGGTAGTTGTTGATATACTGATTGAAACCAAATCATTCAGCATCAGTGCATGTCCCTATTTAGTGTCAGAAGGAGTATATCGGTTCTCATTTGACATTAGCGATATCCTGAAAAACAAAGTGATAATTGAATATGATGCAACGCAAACAATTGCTTCTCCGGCAAAATTTGTTTATCAATATTCGGTAACTATAGGCACATATTTATTTGAAGCTTATGTAATTCCGGGAGCGGTGTCAAAACAGTTTCAGAAATACATGCTTTTTAAAAATACCAATCCTTTTGAATATCGTTTTTTCAATCCGCTGGAGCAGTTTATTTTCACCACACGTACAGATGCTTACATTATACCAATTGCCAGAAAAGAATTGGCTTGTGTATTCTTTATGAGTCCAACGACGGACACATACACAATAACCAATGATTTGAACTTTGATGCACGAACATTAATTACCGGAACTGCCAATGCAGCTAAAATGGTAAACCTGAAATTATTGGTTGAAGAATGGGAGCTAACATCAGTTGCACGAATCAAAGAAATAATTTTCAGAATGAATGGTGCAAATATTTTCAAATATGTAATTAAAGATGAGGTGTTTGAAAATAGCTATTTGATTAAATTCAAAAATTCATTTGGTATTTATGAATTTTTAGAAGTTACCGGCAAGGCTCTTCGCACACCTGAGTTTGGCGAAGATGCAAGTTATAATGTGTTTGATCCTGAACTTCAGGATTTCAGAAAAAACAGTAAAAGAGTTCCTGTAAATAATATTTTCGAAGTCGAAACAGGATATAAATCAACAGATGAATTGTATTTCATTGGTGATTTACTCCAGAAGCGATCAGCATATTTTATTGATGGTAGCAATAAGCAAAGATGTATAATTACATCTGAAAATTACAGTCATGCATTGCGAAAAACTGCTCCTGAATCGATTAAATTAAGAATACAATTAGTTGACAATGAGCAATATTATACACCAATGACTAATATTGACAATACGGTGTATATACTTGGAACTGAAAATGATGAATTAATTATCACCGAAAATGGTGAACTAATAGGAGTATAATTATGGCTAAAGTAGTAAAGAGAATGACTTCTGATTTTAATCAGGCAGAAAGTATAGGATTATTATTTGAGGTTTTGTTGAAAGATCCAAATCTTCCAACTCCAATATATGCAACTATTCAACAGCTTCAGTCTGTATTCTCCGGTGGTGGTTCTGCTGACGGTGGAGTGCTTGAGTCAATTGCTGCAATGGATGCAGCTGATCATGGTAAATTCTATGGAGTTCAACTTCCGGAAGTTCACCCAGAACTTGGAATTGACCATTTTAATCTGACATGCTTAAGAGTTGGGTCAGGTGATGGACGTATTCAGATTGCATACGGATACAGTTCAACAGGCAACATGCAATGGATTAGATCAGGAGAAACTAATAGTTACGGAGAATTTAATGCTCAAGCTTCACAAGATTGGGTTAGCAAAAATTTCGCAGAAGCTTCTTCCGGCATCACCCCCCCATTATCCGAAACAGTACAATTCACTATAGGCGCTAATACGTATACAATTACAGACGAATCAGCCGAAAACATAACAGTGCAAGCCATAGTGACCGGAAGCATTGATTACGGAGTCCTCACGGCTGATAAAGCCGTGAAAATAATTAATGCGGGACCAGCAGCTATAACCATAGATGGCACATCTGTAGCAGCAGGAGTAACCGCCTTTGCTATCTTTGATTTAGCTACCGGAGATTGGACCATATCCACCGTAATTGACCCTATAGTTCCTAATTATTCAGATATTGCAGTAGCACAATATACAACAACAGGAGTAGTTTTATCGCCAATAGGTTACTTCAAAATTGCAGCGCATGGTATGGGAGGTACTACTGCAGGGAATTTGATATTTGTAAATAATGTTGCTCAACAAAGTGCAATTGGCGTTTATCAAGCCCTTGAAGGTGCTGGCAGTGGTGAAATCAAAGCTAAAAAGATTGCAACAGGTGTAAAACTAAATGTAGTTCGTGTAGCTTCAGGAGCTGTATATGTGTCACAATACGATGGCCTTAATATTACATCCCTTAAATTTTCCGAAATGTCGACCAAAGAATACGCAGAATCTTTGGTGGTAAATATTTGGAAAGACAAAGGTAATTGGAATCCTTCCGAAAATGCTAACCAATACCCAATTGCCACAGGCATAAAAAAAGGCTGGTTATGGGTAATATCAGGCTTAGGTACAGGAATATCTGCTGCCATGGGAACTGTAACCGTGCAAGATGGTGACACTGTTCGCGCTTTGGTTGATAATCCTGGACAAACAGATACCAATTGGACAACCTTAGAAAATAATCTGGGCTATACTCCAGAAAATTCAAATAATAAAACGGATGATGTTGAAAGTCACAAGACATCATCTGTAAAATTTGCTTCCGTAAAAGGAAACGTTGATTGGATTACTGCAAGATTTGCAAAGTTAGTACCTACAGCAACGCAAACATTTACCGTCGGAGATTACAAAATTGTTGTAAAATCAGGACCAACCCATACAACTGGAGAATATATTTTTGAAGTTCAAAATAATGCTGGATCAACATTATTTGGTATAAACACGCAAGGGAATGCGTATTTTAGAGGATCAGCCCAATCAGATTCTATTGGTTCTATTGGTCGATGGTTAATTGACGCAAATGAAGGTTATACATCAGGAAGTTTGAGCGGTTTAAAATGGGGAAATGCAGCTTCTGCAGGTTCGACAAAAGATACTGCCATAATGCGAAATTCGGCAGGGGTTGTAGAAATCAATAACGGAACACCTGGACAATTACGAGATGCTATAATGCGAGGACTAAAAGTTGGTACAGTATACCAAACTCAATTAACAGTAGCTACAAATAACACATCAATCACAACTATATCAGTAGGACATACTACTAATTTTCCTGAAACTGGAACAATATTAATAGGAACTACATCAATAAATTATACATCAAAAACATCAACGTCGATTAGTTTCTCAGCTCAGGTAGTTCCAACGTATGCGATTGGTACGACCGTGTTGGTTACAAGTTCAAGAAGTTACACAGAAATATTAGCAGATGGAAGTATAATCGAAAGTATGAATGTGCTCACTGCTGGCACTGTTGAGACAACTTACCCGCTTATGCGAGGAAAAGAAACAAACATACTTAATAATTTGCCGACAGGTGTAAATTCCATATTCACGATTCCAACGCCAGAAGCCGGATTTAAGAACGAATCAGTAGTTCACTTTTCGGTAGGTTCATCATTGCCAACATTGGTTTACTCAGGATTTACGCCAAAGTGGCTAAATAATAGAGCACTATCAACAGTTGCAAATAAATCATATACAATCGTTTTTGAGCAAGTTCGTACTGCATCGGGCACATGGATTGTTAAAGCTAGTTACGGAGAGTATTAATATGGGACACTACGCACAAAGATTTTTTGGACAATCATACTTACTTGATAAGTACGTAGCGCGTTATGCCTTTTCGCTTAGAAAACTGAGAGCTACTTATTCAGGCAAAGCAATAAACGTAATAAGATCTACAGATAGCGTAGAATACCAAGTTGGTTTTGTAGGAGATAAATTAGACACAGAAGGCCTTATGTCGTTCATAGGGTCTGCAACAGCTTACGTTGAGAGTGTGTATAGTCAGGGAGTTAGATCAAATGGTCAGTCCGCCTCTTTATATAATAACGGAATTATTGGGGCTCAATATCCAGTAATCGTAGAAAATGGGATTTTATGTGTTGATGAAAATGGACTTCCTGAAATAAGATATCCAAGTGCGTCTGTAATAACAGGACTGAGTGTACTTACTAATGGCGGATCAACATATAATATACCTGAATATGAAGGATTATTAAAAATGAGTCATTTGTACGTAGCTTCATTTGCGCCAAGCACAAATAGTAAAATACTGATAAATGCAAATAATGTTGGATTTACAAACTCTGCGTTAGACGATATAATTTCTTATAATGATTCTTTAGGATTAGTATCATATCAAAATAGATCTACAACTGGTGTTGCAGAATCTACTACATCTGCATTGATTTATGATAAAAAATCAGTAATCATAAGCAATGTGCTATCAGAAAGTTCACAGTCATTATCAATAAATGGAGTAAATACAGTAACAACAGGTTTAAGTATTGGAATACCTACATCTAATGCAGGTATATTTATTGGGAACAAAGCCTCTGGAAGATCAGCCACGAATCAATTTAAAGGTTCATTTTCTGAGATAATATTTTGGCTAAACGATAGTATTCAATCTGACGACATCCGAATGGATATAGAAGCTGACATAAAATCGTATTATAAAATAGAATTTTGAAATAGCTTTAAAGAGTAAAAAAAGCGGTCGGTAATAATTTACCAACCGTTTTTTTTTTTTACTCTTTAATTTTTGACACAACAGTATTAATCAATTCAATATTAGGTTTCCCAATATATTTACCTACCATTTTTTCAGACTTATGATCAGTTAGTTTTTGAATCACATTTCGTTGTATTCCTGAATTTTCCAAATTGGTAATCCCGGTATCGCGATACGAGTACAATTGTGAGTCAAGTCCGAGTCCTGTTTTATCTCGCAGTTTTACCCAATATTTATCCAACTTTTTAGTATCAGTTTTTTTAGGTCCTGGTTCCAAATTACTTGTCACTAAATAATAATTAAGTGGATATCTTTCTAAGTGATAATTATCAAGTATTTTTAATACAAGCCAATCCGGAAGATAAGCATATCTGAAGTTTTTTGTTTTTGATTTGCCTTTGGGTATTTTAATTACTTTTTCATACAAATCAATATTCTCAATTTGCACCCGGCAAATTTCAGCAGGTCGCAGAAAAGCAGCTCGCACTAAATCTACTACTATTTCAAATTTAGGATAATAGGTTCTGCAATATTCAACTACTTTATCGTGAATATGTGGATCAATTACTTGTCTTATTTTTTCGGCTTCAACTTTCTTTTTGAAACCGGTAAACACATTGGATTTAGCATAGTTTTTCTCAATCAACCAATACCACAGCGATTTATAGAATACCATATAATTATTCCATGTTCTGTTTCCAATTTTTGGATCCAGCTCCAATGAAGTCAGAAATTCAACAGCTAAATCTTTGTTAAAATCGATTACATATATGTTTTGAAGTCGATTATTAGTCAGCCATGTTTTCAACCGTTTCATATATGATTTGTAACTGTTGAATCCATCTTCACGCATTTCCTTATCTTTTATGATATAAAATAGATCAATGGCTTCGAATAATAAAGTATATGCTTTTGGCATTTCAGCTTCAATCAATGGGTTTTTACCCATTTCAAGTTTCATGTTGATTTCAGCACATGCTTTGTTGAGCATTCGCATTATTTCACGTTTCGGATATTTCCCGATCATGTGATTAAATCTTAATACCTTTCGCTTTTTTTTGTTCTCTTTAGAATCCCAGCAATAGTATTTAATAAGTAATTCTTTTCCTTCACATATCCGTGCAGGCTCGTAGTTTATTTTGAAATTGTCGTTAATTAATGCCATAACAGTAAGTTTTTTAAAAGTGTAACTTATTGCGTAGCAGCATTATTTTATTTAGGTGGGAGTCAGGCAAAAAAGTGCCTCAAATTTGCCTCAGTAAAATAAAAAAAATGCTGCATGTTTTTCACATACAGCATTTTACATTATCATAAGCGGAGAGAGAGGGACTGTTCTCGCTTATATTTTATTCAAAATTGAATTTGCAAAATGCTGAATGTCTGCAATTTAGTGTTTTTTGTATTTTGATATTTTACAGCTTATTGCCTCAAATTTGCCTCAGTGCACAATAAATAAAAAACTGATTTTTAATTAGTTGGAAATTTTATTTCATTATTAGTTATCATCTCTTCGGCAATTTCTAACTGCAGGTTAAGAGATGTAATTTTTTGGACTGCTTTAAATAAATCGTTTTCTGCTTGATCAATCCTGGTAATCATATCTAATGCAGGATTCGATTCTGTAAGCTCTTTCAGAAGATATATAGTCTTTTGAACCGCATCATATATTTTCAACTCCGGATCTGAAATTGTAATCTTATTGGATCCAGACTTACCACTCCTGATATATTTTGTCAATTCAGCAATGAAAAGGCCTGTATTCTTTTCATATCTTTCAATGAAGTCTATTAAGTCAGCATTACTCATCTCTTTTGATTTTATCGGTTAGTTTATTTAAGAGTTCACGTTGGAATCTAATTGTTTCCCGGAGCTCTTTAATTAATTCATCTTTATCTGATAAATTGTACGCAGGAGGTGGTTCTTGTAGTATACTATTTTGAACCTGAATTGGATTAAGCATTTCTCCATTACCATAAAGTAACCACTCTTTGCTTAGATTAGGATATGCCTTTAGAACATTTTCTAATTTTGTCACTCCAAAACCAAGTCTCATGCTCTGCACATAGCCATTACTAAGATTGCAATTCTTCTCAAATTGACTTATGGATATTTTTTGATTATCCACAAATACTTTAATTCTTTCCTTAATTTGCATATTATCAGAGTATTAACAAATATTAATACTATTTTTTAGAAAATGTTCGAAATATATTTTGATTATATTAGAACATGTTCTATATTTGCACTGTGTTTATAAAAAACATGCGCTTTGCATGTACTTTGCAAAGATAATTCAGCAAATATACTAAAACAATACAAAAAAATGGGTAAAAATCAGGACAATTTTAAAGAGACACTGAATGGTATTCAGAAGTTTCTATCGGAAAAAAAGCAACTTAAGAATCTGGCCGATCGTTCAGGCGTTTCATTGCGCACTGTTTACGACACTTTCGAAGTAGAAAGTTTTTCTCAATTAGCAGGAAAACAACTGGCTGTTTATCAAACTTCAATCTTAATGGTAGAAGAAATTAAAAAACTTCCTCAACTGGCTGAAAATGCTATCAACAAATAAGGTTATGAAAGCGACATTATCACATTCAGAATTTGAGATAGCCGAACGCCTGGCGCTCGGTGAATCTAAAAAAGAAGTTGCTGATAAAACGAACAGAAGTGTATTCACTGTCGAAACCACTGTGAAAAACATCTACCAAAAATTAGGTTTCAATAAATTATCTGATCTGGTTCTTTGGTATTGCGGACAAACATTCAATATATCACTCCAGATATCAGAGCGCAAAAAACAAGTTCTTTCAATTATTCTATTAGTTCTGTTTATTTCTTTCGAATGTGCTTCTGACAATTCATACTGTAGAGTAAGAAGATCCGGGCGAAGAAAAGGAGATTCTGAGTTATGTGAAGCGGATGCTGAATTATACATGGAATCAGAAATTTAAAAATAGGTTGCAAGGCGTTGCAACTGGTAAATACAACATTTTACATTATCATCATCTCACATTTTTTTTACTTTAAATTATAAATTATGACACATACAACCATTCAGTTTGAAATACAGCTTCTACAAATGAATGTAGAAATTGAATCGATTCATAAAAGAGGGCAATTTGTTCACTATGTAATTGGATTCATCAATGGAGTACGCCACAAATGGGATGCGTTTGGATCTTGTTTTTGTGGTCAAATTCGCGAACCTCAGTATGATTTGAAATTCATATCAATTTCTTCAGATCAAAATACCATTTCATTCGGACCCGAAAAACATGTTTTTACCCCAAAAACAATATTCACCCGAAAGCGTGTTTGCGCGATATGCTCACTGAAATCGGCTTGTGGAAAAGAACCATGGGATGAAATACTTTTTCCATGTATGCCGGCTGCACGAATTGACAAACGAAATGGATTCTTTAAAACCAAAAAAGCATGATTAGCGTAAACATATTATTCTCAATTACTGATGCTATTGCAGTTTTCAGAAATGCCGGATTAGTAGTAGAAATGAGAAACTTTGAAGTTTCATTCCCAATACATCATTCAGCTGAATATCGAACAGAAACAATTCCGATAATGGCAGTAGTCAATCCATTTACAGGTGAACCTGAAAAATTAGAGGAATCTTTCAATAAGTATTTAGAACTAAAAAAAAACGAACTATTTCTCAGTCCTGAAAAGCTCGAAATATATAATCTATTCAAACATTAATGCCAATGAAGCCAATATGGGATAAATACTCAATGTCGATAAGTGAATTAATATCGATGATTGAAGAGTTCGGAGAGGGGTTGACAGAAGCAAGATTTCAGAAAGCGTTCAGAAAAATAGTAATAGCCTCAGAAAAAGTAGTAGAACAGCACAATTCGCTCGACAAAATGATCGATCCTATAGCAGCTATTGATGTAAAACTACCTTTTGAAAGTAAAGAATTTGCGGACATGTGGAATATATACAAAGAGTATATGATTGAAAGTCACAATTATGTGATTAAAAGCCGACAGGAAACAATTCTACTTTCACGCCTTAAAAGGCTGGCCGATAATAATCAGAATCGCGCTGTAATGATGCTGGAGCTTTTTATTTCTTCCGGATATAAATCGATATTCAAACCATCAGAAAAACAATTAACCGGAGACGAGCCAACAAAACCTGAAGAGCAAGCAGCCGGACTTGATTTAGCGAAAAAGGAAAAACTTTAAACTCCCGACAAGGAACCCACGCAAAGAGTTGCATGGTGGTGGAGAGAGACCACCGGTGGAGCGAATCGGAATTAATGAACCAATAAAATCGTGTGATAGTGATTTAAAGTTCAATGTACCCTTCCGGGGAGTTGTCTCGACAGACACCGCTTCAACTATTTTTTTAAAACAAAGTGCGAACCAAAAAAAAGAACATTCAATGAAAAATATCAGACTTAAAAATGCAATTCAGTGGACAGTTTTCGGCTCAATTATAGCCCTGTTTTTTTTCTTACTTATTATCTCATTAAAATAAGCTCAAGTGCGGACCGCTTCACCCACAAATCAACTCACGCTTCCATTCTTTGACATTCAGACGATGCCAAAGCAAAAGAAGCAACCGAAACCTGCAGGAAGATCGCAGGATTCGGAGGGAAGATTTGTGGTTGAAGTTCAAATTCCAACACCGGAAGTTTTTCGGGAAACGGAAAAAAGAAGAGATGAATCGTATGCCAAACGGTTACGACAGGTAGAAGAAGAAAATCTGAGACTTAAGGCTAAACTGGCGCAATATGAATAAGCAAACAGCCATCCAGATACTTAAAATTGACGAAGATATATTTCAGATCAGAGATTTTAAGAAAAGCTTATCAATTGAGCAAAACGATCTGCAAAACTCATTAGAACTACTTATTAATCAATTACTAACCGATAAAATTAAATTGTATAATGCAACAGACAATAGAACAATTGAGCCAGACGCAATTGAAGATCAGGAATTTATATCCTACATACGAAAAGTTTATTATTGACTATAAACCGGCTCAACTACTTGTCACGTACGATGAGGTGAACACGCTGGAGCAAAGTATTGAAAAGGATAGAATGTCAATCGAAGATTTATCCAAAATTTATCCGGATCAAAAAAGAAACTATTCAGTTGAATACATAGTTCAATGGCTCGATTATTTGAACAGATTCAGCAATATAAATAAGCAGCTTACCGAACTTAATGCAGTGGCCTACATGATTTATAAGGACTATAAAAAGCTATTTCTCACCGACTTCAAAATAGTATTCGAAAAAATAATGAGAGCTGAATATGGTACATTCTACGGATCAGTTGATGCACAACGAATTCTATTTGCTTTCATGTCATACAATACAGAGCGAAACCTTCTCCTTCGTAAAATGAATATCGACAGCAAAATAATTCAGGAAAACCAAAAAAACACAAAGTCAGAACTCCAACGATACTTAGAAAATAAACAGTCGGAGGTTGAATTTGAAGTTGTGCAGCTTCTGAAATTAGACTACAAAGAATTATCCGGACTTGAATATAACAAAAAGAAAATAGAGCTGATTCAGGAAAGATTGCCTGCAGCTCTTGATAAAGGAAGAGAAGAATACCTCCAAATACAAACAGAAAAACAAAAATAGCCTGATATGCAATTAGAAAAACCCAAAAAGACAGAGAAACAAACATCAATATTTGATGATAAAATTAAGTACGTCGCCAACTTTCTGCTGGAGCATTACGAGATCAGAGTTTCAGTTCAGGATCCATCTAAAAAATACATTCAATGTAAAGATGAAGATCGCAAAGACATAGAACCAAACTTTCGCGAAATATCGCTGCATTTAGCCTCGAATGGATATACAGTAGGTGATGCAACGCTCCGTAAGATAATGAGTTCACCTTACTATATTCCTCATTGCGATCCGATAAAAGAATATTTTGCCAAAATTGAAGGAAAATGGAAAGGTAAATCGCAGATCGATCTTCTTTGTCAACACATCAAAGTCAGGGTATTTGAAGACAATACTGAAGAGTTCTACACACAAAGAGCCTATAATCTAATACGCAAATGGCTTGTAGCTTGTTTAGGAACGTGGCTGGGGGATGATCAATACAAACAAAATGATGTGTGTTTAGGCCTGATACAAGCAGCCGGTGGAGCTGGTAAATCATCACTTGCAAGGTTTCTTCTTCCTAAAGTTTTGGGTGACTATTATATTGAGACTTCAGATGATGAGAAAAAATTCGATATGGAAGATGTGTACTGCAGATATATGCTTATCAACTACGAAGAAACAGCAGGTCTCAAAAAATCAACAATCAATACGTACAAAAAATGTCAGTCAGCAATGTGGATAACCACAAAGCAACGACACGAGGAGTTTGCCTCAAAGAAAAAACGCATCGGCTGCTCATTTCTCAATACCAATTTTAATCAGGAAAATGGAGGATTTATTCAATCGTGGTATGGATCTGACACAAGGCGTTTTGGACTAATTGAGATAACAGACATTGACCAGGAATACTCTAAAAAAGTAGATATTGATCAGCTTTGGAGTGAAGTGCTAACACTATACAAATCAAGTTCTTTCAATTATGTGTTTGATAAGCCTGATTACGAAGACTTCAATATATACAATTTGCGCTATCTCAACGAAACCAATGCAATGAAGATATTGCAACGATCAATCCGACATCCGGAGCCGGGAGAAGAAGGAGAAAAAATGAACCCAACACAAATAATGCAGCGCCTGATTCAGCTCCGCAAAATAAAATCAGATGAGATGAAAGATGTAACACCACAGCGAATCGGCCAGGCGCTCAACTCACTCGGTTACGAACAAATTTCTTACCGGTCCAAAACCGACAACAACGAATCAAGAAAAGGATATCATGTTCAATTTTTAGAATAATAATTTAATCAATAAAATGCAATGAGAACAAACAAAACTGTCAAACCATCTGACAAAAAGCCGGAAATCCAACGTAAGGAAACCCGAAGAGAACGCAGAGCTATTAAACGCAAAATGGATAATTACTTTAAACTGAAATGCTTTCAAGTTGAAGTTGAAGTTTGCGATGTAGATGAAACATTTTGGATAATAGCCATTCACGAAGCGCATGTTGATGAATTGCTTTTAGCTTCAGAAGAAAACATTCAGCATCCTGATATATGGAGTTACAATGTGCTAAATCCGGAACAAATGAAACAAGTAATTATCAAAAGTGATGATGAAAATAAAGATCCGGAAACAACGCTTTGGGAGGTGTTCCAAAGCTACGAAGGAGCTGGAGAAATAATATGTTCAACTATGTGGATTGATTGATATGAAAGCGATAACGATAAAACAACCGTGGGCTTCTTTGATAGTTAAAGGAGTAAAGGATATTGAAAATAGAACGACTAAGGCTATTTTTCAGGCGGGTCTTTAGCAAAATTGAATAGAAATCACAAAACTAAATTATTAATATAAACTTGATAGAAATCACTTCCGCCCCGCTTGAAAATAGGCGTGTGTTAGGCGGAGTACTTTCTTTCTTATTCAAAAAATTATGAAAACAAGGAAACAAATTGAGAATTTAATCAAAACAAAACAACGCAAAATCAATGCTTTAAGTGACGAAATAGACCTTCTTAGAATAGAAGAACTACAAATATGTGATTCTGAACAGACATACGAAGAAAAAGAAGAAGAATGGGTTGTAAAAAGACGTCCAATTACAAAAGAAACTCATGTGATTGGTCGTGTACATTGGGACGAAGATTTTATTGACGAAGATACAGGAGACGTAGTTACTATAAATCGAAGTCGACTTGTCCGAAAAGACGGTATCTGGATTTTTTAGTATTACGCCTAACGAAGAAGACTATGTGCATCCTGCGGGATGCGGGCTTCAAACCTTTCGCAAAGCGAAAAGGTGAAAGCGGGAATATAGACTTCGGAATGCGATTCAGCCAGTAGGTGAACATAGACGAGTGTTATCGGTTCGGCTTATCTTTCTTGTTATCAACAACAAAAAAAATATAAACTTATGGATTTAGTATTTGTAAATGATTGCGCTGTCGACTGGTGCAATAAAAAAAATGTCGGAAAAGGAAAACAAATGTGCAAAGAACATCAAGCAAAATATGAAGCTGGTGAAAAATTAGTTGCATTTTATGGTAAAACAGTTCAAAAAAAAGAATTCCAAAATAAGACAGTATGAAAACAAACGACAACGGAGAAACTCAATCTAATCAGTTCAATTTTATAGGAAATTCAAGTATTAGTTTTTCCCATACTTTCAGAAAAAGTAAAGAGGGAAACATTCATTTGCCTTTTTTCGTGATAGCATACGGAAAAAATGGATTTGTTATTTACCTGTTGTGTTTCAGCGTCTGCGTTTCTTTTTAAGCTGACCGATAACGACAGCACTATGTGCGCCCAAACGTACAGAATTGTCAAACAGCATAAAACTGTCTGAGGGCAGCACATAGAGCCGTGTTATGTACAGTGCTTTCTTTCTTATATTTTAAATCGTAAAATATGAATAAATGAAAATATATTTTTGAAACTGCTACTGTTCAATGTTTAATTTGTGGTAGGTTTTTCATAAAACAAATGCCGCATTTATGTGGAAAGAATTACAGAAAACATAAAATTAAATGGTTAAAATTAAAACAAAATGGATAACTGTCAAAAAGAAAAATGGCACGACTGCTGCTGTTGCAACTGTGCAAATCATTTAGAAGATTTTCATCATTGTACAACACTACCAAAACCCGAAGGAGTTTTAGGTTGTGTTTGCTCAACGCATAAAGGTTGGATTTGTCGAATGGCGTTTGACGATTCTTATAAGGTTTATTATCATTCTGGTTGGTCTGAACACGGAATGTGCGAAATGCACACACCTCGTCTTTCTTAGTATTGTACATAACGATAGGGCTAAAAGCATAGCGGGTCTTTAGCAAAGGCAACTGAGCCGCACAAAATAATCAAAATTAATATTCACTTTCAAGAAATCACATCCGCACCGCTTGCTATTAGCCTTGTGTTACCGGTTGTTTTTTCTTTCTTCAAAAAATTAAACAATGGGAAAATCAAATTCAATTAGAACTTACAGAAATTCTGTAGTTATTCATTTTTCTGAACGTGGTGAGAATTTTACTTTAAAAGTTCCTCATTATAACGATTGGATTAATTTAATCCAATTTCTTAAAAAAAGAGGTTTTAAAGTTGGCGAAAACAAATCATACAAAGAACATTACGCATGTTTATCAATGTATAATAAATTAGGTTCTAAAAAAGACGTGAGAGTACTAATGGAAATTTGCGCAGACCATATTACACTTGAATTTGGAAACGTAAAAAACTTGTGGACTGGACATGCTCAAAGTTTCTGGTCTGATAAAACAGACAATAGATACACTGCTACAACTTATCTTGAAGATAAAGCCGTAGAACTTGAAATAAAAAAGGTTATTGATAGGTTTAAAGCCAAAGGATTTATGTACGAGCCAAATGATAAGGATAGAACCGATATTGATAATATAATTCATTCAAATAATCATAACTCCCATATACACGGCAAAATTACCTGCCTTGAAGATATTGGAAAATCAATAACCGAAACATCATATAATTACACTCAAAACAGTTGGGATAGAAACCACAAAAGGATTATATGTGGAGATCATAAATGTTTTTACGATTACAACAAAAGGCTTGCTATCGGTGTAGCATGGCACAATATAAATAATATGTGGTGGATAATTGTAAACGGTAAAAGATATAATAAAGCATCATTTGAGCTTTTTGATTACGATCCAGCTTTGCCAAAAAGAAAACCTGCTGACAAAGATAAAATTACTCGCCTTTTGAAAAAATATGAATCTGAATTGAATTATGAAAAGTGTATGGCGATTCGGAACTATGCTAAAATTAATAACATCCTTTAAAATCAGTGAATGCTGGTATTTTTTAAAATAACCGGTAACGGTCGCTACTATCCTGATTTAGGGGCTTTCACAAATGATGGATAGCGAACAAAACTTACTAATTGCACTTCGGGAGCATAACCCCACGCCCCTAAATAGGGATAGTTAGTTGTTATGTACCGTTTATTTCTTTTCTCGGTGTACGCTGAACTGTTATCCGGGAGCAACTCCAAAGCGTTGGGGTGTTTATATCATTAACAAACAATTTTTTATCATTAATTAAAATTTATTATTAACAAGCATTCTGCTATTGTTCAGTAAAGATTTAGTCCATGAGAAAAAAAGTGTGCAAATTCTTATCCGCATTTATGCCAAAAGATTGCAGTTAATGCTATTTAAATTAATATGTACCGTTTGCTTCGGTAAATAAGCAATGCAGACTACGTGTAGGATTAATTACCCAACGGTGGAACATAATCGAATATCTGACGAAGCACAGTACTTAGATTGAAGCGTGGGAACTACGAAAGTGCCTTAAATGAAACTAATAATCAAAATATATGACAAGACAAGAATTTCACCAATTACCAGTATTTCATCAGCGGTTAATTGCTTCTAAAAATGGAATACAAAAAGATAAACGAGAACGATCAAAAGCAGTTCAAGGAGTTATCGACAAAACTAGAGTACAAACAAAAGGATATACGGGTGAAGAAGCTCCGAGTGAATTTTATTCTGATAGCCGTGATTTATACGCTGAAATAGTCAAAATGAACGGTCGCTTTTTTTTCTAAAATAGTACATAATAAAATAATATATGGAACAAAAAATCAACTTAGGAAAAGCCAGCGCAGTACGAATACTTGTAGCTGAAGAACTTGGACTTAATCCAGAATATGTGCCACTTGCAAATGAATACATAGTAGGTAAACTTTTTCCACTTCAATACGGAATGCTCGAAAAAGGAGGCATTCAAGCGGTTGAATTAATCAACAACGCAGGACTAACTGATAAAGCCTCCGAACTTGCACAACGCTATTTTTATTAAATGGTACATAACGTTGATAATATGAAAAGTGGCTGCATTCGGTGAGCGAAACTATCAAACTGCAATAAACTTTGATGCGAGCTGTACGATACGAAACGCAGACAACCAGCCATTTTTTATATTATGTGTTAGCGTTTCGTACTTTTTAAATCGAATTTTAAACATTTAAATATCAAAATAATGGAAAAGAATTATAGAAAAATTGAATTTGGATTAGGAGATATAACCTCCGCTATGAATGAATTGAAAAGGAATAAAGATTTAGTTTGTGGCTCGTTTAACGGACAAATGCTTTATTCAGATATTGATGATATTGATACAGCTTATAAAAAGATTACAGGCAAAACAAAGGCTGAATTTGATGCTGAAAGAAAAGCTGAAAATGACCGATACAAAGAAGAGGAGAGAAAACACAAAGAAGCTATTCCTGAACTTACAAAAGAATGGATTGAAAAAGGCAAAGCGATACTTGCTGAAAAATACCATGAAACTTGGATTGAATGTGTACCAATAAGATTAGACGATTTATATAGAGGCATGGAATTAGGTAATTGCCTAACTATTGTTAAAGAACTTAATGCAGGTTGCGAACTTGCCACAGCAAAAACCATAATTGAAGAACAAGGACACTCTGGAATGTCATTCGGTTTGGTTTGCTCAATGGTTAAATCTTTTTGCGATAGAGGTGAAGAATTTGCAAGTTACGCACGGTCTTAGTATGAACGCTAACAACTATCTATAAAAAAATCTATTTATAAACTAACTATCAAACAATTACAACATGAATATCGGAAACTACACAAACCAACTTTCCAAATCAATTCGATATAAAAGGTATTCTGAGCATACGGTTAGTAGTTATGTAGCTCAAATAGAAAAGTTCCTGAAGCATTTTGAAAAAGTGGCAACAAAACCATCTGAAATATCGGCAAAGCAGATAACAGAATATTTAGGATCAATGAATAATCATGCATCGCATAAAGCAGCATTATGTGCTATTAAGTATTTTTATAGTGAAGTTGGTCACCAACCACGTAAACTTGACAAGGTGAAATTTCCAAAAAAGAATTATAAACTTCCAATAGTACTTAGTCAGGATGAAATACAGCGAATGTTTACAGCTTGTACTAATTTAAAACACAAAGTGATTCTTTCATTGCTATACAGTACCGGTTTGCGAGTTTCTGAATTACTTAATCTAAAGTGGAGTCATATCGATCGTAGCCGAATGATAATAAATGTTATTCAGGGGAAAGGGAAAAAGGATAGACAGGTAATGTTACCACCTACTATAATTCCATTGCTAGAAAAGTACTGGTTAGAATATAAACCGAAAGATTATGTGCTAAATGGACAGTTTACTATTCAGTATTCACAAACGAGTGTAAATGCAGTAGTCAAAGATTTAGCCAATAAAGCAGGAATAACTAAACTAGTATACACGCATCTTATTCGTCATTGTAGCCTTACACACATGTACGAAAATGGAGTAGATATTTATGCACTTCAAAAACTAGCCGGACATAATTCAGCTAAAACCACAGCCATATATACCCATATGTCTGATAATATAATAAGTAGAATTCAATCACCAATAGCAAACATAAATTTATAACCAATATGAGCAAAACATTATTCCCATTCCGACAGCCATTCCGTGACAATAACGGAGATGTAGTTATTAAAAGCAGCGAAACAACAGTACACGGCATAACTACCATACAAGTAGCTGAAAATAAACGAGACTATAAACCCGATCAGCTTCAACCAATTACACCTGAAGAGTTCCAAAAATATTTACATAACGACTTTGAGTAAAACTATGAACGCAAAAGAATTTTTCGACACAGTTGCATCAATGCGCGAAAATCAACGAAGATATTCCCAAACCAGGAGCCACATATTTCTTACCGAAAGCAAAAAATTAGAAAAGATCGTAGACGAAGAAATATCCAGAGTAAATGGAACAATCTCAAAAAGTATAATTGAACAAAATTTACCTTCTTTATTTGATGAGCATGAATAATAATTAAGCGAGCTGCAGTAACTGTGGTTCGCTTAATTATTGAATAATCACCACCACTCAAAACAACTTACCAATACCCGGCCATCAGTAATTCCCCCTACAGAGATTTTAATTAGTACCGTTTGTTTTCTTTCTGCTTAAACAAGACTTTACCGTGAGTTAGTGTTCAGCTATACGCTTCTTATATATTATTAATAAAATTAAGTTTGCATAATATAAATTTTATTATCGCATAACTAAATAATTGCATTAGTAAACCTACCACATACCACAATTACATATAAATGTCTGAAAATCAGCACAAAAATAGTGGTATGTATGAATAAAAATACAAATTACCACAACAAACCACAACCAACCACAAAAATGAGCATACCACGTACATACCACATTTATATTTTTGATAATTAAATAGTTAAATGCTTGTGGTATGTGGTAGGTAAAATATTTATGAATAAGAAAAACACAAAAAAAACAGCAAAATTTCAGTAAAAAAGTAGCTAAAAATTTGATTATCAGAAAATTAATTACTAAATTTACTGCTAAAAACCTGTTACCAAACCAATAAAGCCAAATAATTATGACCAATCCACCCAACAGACCGATATTGGCATTTGAATTGAACAAAAAATACACTTCCTTTCTTGAGTATTTGTTCGGAAAGGATGAAAACGGAGTGATATTGCTTACCAACGGAAATCCGGTTGGCAAGATGATTAATTCGCTCTGGGAAACTTCACCCTACCCGGTAAACACTAAATTTGAAAATGAAGTCAGGGTTTACCTTCCAATTCACCCGGGAAGCAACTACCGGCTAAAATTCAACTTTATCTATATCGATAAATGGAAAACAGAACAACTGCGTATTTTCATAGAATCGTATTTTGAAATTGTGATCAGAGAATTTTTTGTTAATGGTTATGAGAAACATTACCAGAAGAAAACGATAATAGAAATGATTCTTGCCGACCTAAACAGATACGAATATTCATTTACTTACGACCAAATTTCAAAGTTCGATTACCGAAATAGAGTTAAAATCGTCGAAAATATACGATTCGACATAAAGAAGTCTAGAAAATCATTGATAATCAGGTAATAAATAAATTTTAAATACATTTGTCTCTGAAATACAGCATATTATATTAAATTAACTCACTTTTAAAATGTCGAAAAGAACAATTATTTGCAGTTATTTTGACTGGGTACATATTTCGGATGTAGTTTCTACTGAAGATAATACAATTGTACTTGCAGATGGAAAATCGTGGACCAGAATATTAAGCCAAAACAAGGTTACATATCAATCTGAAACAGATAATCCGGATGCAGGTCCGATAAATAACGAATCTGTGAATATTACAGCTTATTCAAATGTAGTTACAGAGCTGCTCAATCGCAATCAGAATTACATTTTGCGCATTTTCGAAGATGATCAGGAATTAATTATAGGTTCTAAAGATTATCCGGCACAAAAATCGTATACCAACAACCGAATCCGGGTAACTTTATCTTTCAACTGTCAATCCCCAATATAATCTGTCATTTATTAAACTTCTAAATATCCATATCATTGCACTATATTAAAAACAGTGCAATGATATATACTCAATTACTTACCGAAGTCGGATCAGGTCCGTTACTTATTCGCGAATCTGCAACTCGTGAACTGGAGGCAATTCTCAGAAAACATGAAGTAGGTGTTCAGGCACCAACTAACAAAGAATTGAAACTTCACATTCCTGCAATACATACGAATATGATTAGTTCTGACAATGCAAGTTCAGACAATCCATTTGATGCTTATGAGGAAAACTCAGTAGTTATATTGCCAATTATTGGTATGATGTATAAATACAATACCATTGATTGGGATGAGTATAAATATGTCATTGGCATGGATCAGGTTGCAAATCTTATCCGTAAAGCAGACCAGTCTCCAAAAATTGCCGGTATAATTTTACTTTGCAACACTTCCGGAGGCACAACTCAATCTATTCTTCAGCTTGAAGATGCAATGCGTAACAGAACTAAACCAGTAATTGGTTTGGTTGATGGTATGTGTATGTCTGGAGGAATATACGCACTATCATTTTGCGATAAGATTTATGCAACAAATCGGATGTGCGAAATTGGATCAATTGGAACTTATTGCCGATTACTAGATAATTCGAAAATGCTCGAAAATGCAGGTATTAAAATAATTCCTGTTTACCCTAAAGAATCAGATTGGAAAAACAGAGCTGTCAACGAAGCATTGGCCGGAAAGGAACAATTATTAATTGATGAATCATTGGCTCCATTTGCAATCCATTTTCAGAACATTATCAAAGAAAACCGCCCAAAATTAAAACAGGATGTAGAAGGCATTCTCGAAGGGCGCGAATTTTATGCTTACGATGCAATTGAACATAAACTAATTGATGGCTTACGAAATATTCCTCAAGCCATTGATGAAGTTCTCAGCCTATCAAAAGAAAACAAACAATTTTACTCACAATTTAATTAAAAAAAAGTATGAAAAAGTGGCAACAAAGATTTATGGCAATTGCTGTAGCATTGGGATTTTCTGAAAAAGTAAAATCCGGATCGGTTTCCAAAGAGGAACAAAAAGCAATTTTTGCCGAGTATCAAAAAATTCACAACATTTCTTTTGCTGATGACAAGCTTCTGAATGAAGATGTTGAAGTTGAAGAAACGTTGATTTCTACTGAAGATTTGGCAGACATTGCTAAATTGTTAGGTACAGAAGCAAAAGACTTATCAAAAGACAACAAAGAAGTTGTGAAAAAGGTAGTCGAAAAAGCAAAGGATCAGGAAAAGAAAATTGAAAAACTTTCTGCTGAACCTGAAGTGGAAGATGTAAAAAAAGTTCGTGCAGCCGGTGCAGCTGGTAACATGGCTATCGTTTTAGGTCGTACACCTAACACAGCAACTCACTTGTTTGGTATTGAGCATGAAAACTTTGCTTTGACTGCATGGTGGAATCAGATCACAGCTGATCGTAAAGCTATTGAAGCTTCAAATATTCAACCTGATCAACAGGCTGCATTCATGGAGGCCTTCAAATCTCAATCAACCAGCATTGCACGTCGTGCCATTGAATTGCAAGCATCAAACCAAATTGGTTTGTTGGACTATTCAAAAATGATTGCAGGCGAAGGTCACATTGATTACAGCTCATTGACAGAAATTGCCGGTGAATATGTAGTTCGTCGTAACGATTTGATTTTGGCTTATTTCCGCACATTGCCATCAGTTGGAAACATTTTCCCGGTTGTATCTAATGTTCAGAACAAAGAAGAAGCTCCAACAGCTACTTTTGGCGAACTGTCACAAGGATATCGCGAAGGTCGTATTTTCAAAGGATCAGTTGGTTTCAGTGCTGAAGTGTATTCGGTAATTGATGTAATGTTCAAGTATCAGTTCTCTGACCTGATTGCACTTGAAAAGAAATACATCGGTTATTTAAACCGCGAAGGTTCTTCTGTAATCAAATGGACATTCATTGAATGGATCATGGTGTACTTTGGCCAGCAGCTCGTGAATGAGCAAAACCGTCGTCGCGTTATTGGTGTTCGCGTTCCTCAACAAAATGTTGTAGCTAACCCTGCAATGTTTGGTGCTGATGGAGCTTTACGTGCCATCGAACGTGTTGAAGAAGAATTGAAAGTACTTCCTTTCGAAGATTTGGCAGTGTACACATCAAGCAGCATGCTTGATTACGTGAAAAACATGTGGAACAAAGTGGCAAACATTGTTGATACCACTGTTGGCTTGAAAGTATATGCCAACATGAAACACAAAGAATGGTACGATGAGTTGTGGGCTGACAAATATGGTCAATATACAGGTGCAATTGTATCTGGTCAACAGTTGACTGATTTGAATCCTGCTAACATTATGTGGGTTCCAAACATGCCGGCTAACAACTTCAAAATGT